TTAAATATAGTAGCAGAAACTGTACCTGTACTTGGATTATATGCAAAGTCACCATCTGATTCTAGGCCAACATTACCTGTAGCAGAAGCATCTTCAATAAAAGGTATAAGATTCTCCTCATTAGTACTTTCATTATCTGCAACAGTAACATGCGTTGCATTAGTAGCTGTACCTGTAGTGTCTTGGTTAAGTGTGCCAATTACAAAGTCTAAAGTATTGTCACTGTCATCATAAGTAACAGCAATACCAGTTTCGGTATTACTTGTTACCATAGCTCCTACAGTATCAGAAATAGTTTCAGCTAGTGTAACTCCACCAATAGTAATTGCATCGGCTTCTAATGTTCCATCTATATCTGCATCACCACTAATATCTAATGTAGCTGCATCAAGCTCACCACTAATAGTAATATTTCTACCACCAGTTATGTCTTTGTTTGCATCTGTTATAATAGCTTTACTTGCTATTACTGTTCCGTTAGTAATTCCATCTATAAGATTAATGTCGGCAGCACTTGCTGTAACGCCATCAAGAATATTAAGTTCTGCTGCAGTACTTGTAACACCATCTAAAATATTTAACTCTGCTGCAGTTGAGGTAACACCATCAAGTATGTTTAGTTCGGCTGCAGTACTTGTAACTGCTGTGCCATTTATAGAAAGGGCATCAGTTTCTAAAGTACCGTCAACATCTACATCACCACTTACATCTAAAGAACCTGCATCTAATTCACCAGTAAGTGTAATATTTCTAAATGATCCAATATCTTTATTAGAATCTACAACAACTGCTTTAGAAACAGCTACTGTTCCTGCGGTTATACCATCAATTGTTTCTAGTTCTGCTTCACTAATATCTGCAGAACCTATAACAAAACTAGTACCAGTAATTGCTGTACCTGTTATGGCAGCTGCACTTGCACCACCAATAACTGCACCATCAATAGTACCACCATTAATATCTGCTGTATCTGCTACAAGGCTATCTATATTAGCTGTGCCATCAATAAATAAATCTTGCCATTCTTTAGACGAACTGCCTAAGTCATAGGTATCATCATCATCGGGTATAATATTTGAATCAACTTCACCACCAAACACAATGTTATCTGTATCTGCATCTCCAAGAGTTAAAGTGCCACCATTAAATGTAGTAGTACCAGTAACAGTTAAGTTACCCCCAACTCCTAGATTACCTGATACATCTACTGCACCATTAATATCTACTGTAGTAGCTGCTATTTGTATTTCTGTATCTGCTACTAAGTCTAGTTGACCATCTGCAGATGAATGAATATATATTGCAGTATCTCTAAACTGTAATTTTTCTGTAGTTGATAATAGTATATCATCAGAGAACTGGAAGTAGTCTTCATCTTCCATCCATGTTAATACACCATCATTACTATTTGCATTAAATGTAATTGCTATATCTGTATCTGCATTAGTACCAAATACTAACGCATTACTAAATAGATTAGATATAGGACCACCATCTCCAGCAGTACTGCCGTCATGGGTGTGACCTGTTGATACATTAAATGTTGCTAATATCGCATTAAACTCATCATTAGTGTGTGCTGCGGTAATAGTATCGCCATCACTGTATGAGCTTTGTCTAGCTGAATATACTGCCATTATCTTCTTCCTCCTGGGACAAATTCTAATTCAAAACCTTTTAAACTTATTGGTGGATTTGTGCTATCGTCTGTAACTTTTAAAGCAACTGTAAATCCTGAACCCACAACATGTTGCCTTACTAATGGTATACCTGACTGTCCATGTACAGATGTTCCATAAACTCCTGACCCATATAAAGCAGGAACATTTCCTGTTGTTATTGGAACAGATGCGGGTTGTGGTGTAGTACTTGCATCAAAATCATACCTAACTTGTAAATTAGCATCTACTGCACCTTCGTTAGTATAGTTAACGATAACTCTTTGCATATTTTTTCTTATGCCTGGATCTCCCATAGTTAAATCAGGAGATCTATATCTGCCTGGTATAGCAGCTGTTGTTCCTGATCTAGTAAACTCATTTCCTGATTCTTGTAAGTAAACATAGCCATCATATCCACCACTAACAATAGTTTCTGTATTACTTATAAAATCAGAATCAGTAGAAGATACCTTTAGTCCATTAATATCAGAATACTCATATCCAAGTTGACCTGTATTTGGATTTGTTTTAATTACACCAATAATACCTTTTGATCCAGATTCTGCACCAGTTGTTACTGGATAAAATAATCTGTATTGGGATTTATTTCTAATCACTAATGATGTAATATTGTCTAAAGTTACATCATCAATACGTTGTTGTATTTGTTTAGATATAGTACCTAACTCTACATCACCAATTCTTTCTGTACCTGCAATAGTTCTTAAACCATCTGGTGCTAGATAAATAATATCTCCACCAAGTTCTTGTATTGAACCACCATCAACACATCCTATTTTTCTTGTAACAGGAGTTATAGCAAAATCACTTAATGATGTTCCTACTAACTTAAATATTTTATCTTGCCCAAATATAAACAGTGCGTCTCTAAATACTTTTATGCCTTTTATTTCTGTGTCTACTTTAATTGCACCGCCACCATTACTTGAAGTAAAGTCATTAGTTTGAAATGGACCCATAAAACTAAGTTGTTGTTTATTATTAGCATCACCTGCAAAAAATATATGATTTTTAAATATTTCTACAAATTTAAAATTAGCAGTTCCTGTAGCATTTATAACAGATGCAGAAAATGCAGATGTTAATAGCTGTGGACTAGATGTTCCTGTACACATAACTATTCTATCAGTACCATCAAAATTAAATTTTCTAAATGTATAGTTACCTGTTGGCGTTCCTAATCCTGTTATAGTAGATGTCCAACTTCCTGATCCAGTTGCTACTCTTTGTATACTGCCACCTCTAGCTGCTAATACTACACTACCAAATATAGCTGACATTACAACTCTTTCACTTGATGAAGAAACTTGCGGTACTATATTAGAGTTCCATTTAGTTGTGCCTAATATTTTTTTATATCCGCCTTTAACGTCTGGTTCAAAATTTTGTAGTACCTTTGTTTCTCCTGGTTGATATGAAAATGAGTCTTTATTTAAAACAAGGCCGCCACCACAACCAAATACAAAAGGTGATATCTGTGAAGTATCAGCCACTAATAGCTCCTCTGTTTCTACCTAAGTTAACTCTCTTATCTAACATTTCAGTTGGAGAATTAATTAATTCTATTCTCATTCTTTTAATTCCTGCTAAATAATCTGCTGCAGCAAATTGTGTAAACTGAGGATCAGATCTTAATTGATAAATATAGTATTTAGCTCTTGCTACAACTACATCATGAAATCTAGCTGGTATGTCAGGTGTATCTGTTGATCCAGATAAATCAGAATGTGTTTTCCAATACTCATAGTTTATTGTATAGCCGTCTGAATCTGGCACTCTATATAGTCCAAATTTTCCATCCTGTGATCTATACACATAATCAGGAACACCATAGTGATCACTACTATTTGTTTTTGCAGTAGTTAAAAATCTTCTTCTATAATCATCATATGTTATATATGTTAATTTTTTTGGAGTAAGGTTTTTAGAAACTTTAGCAAAGTCAACATCTAAATTATTAGAATCATCATTATCTAATGTAAGATATGATGTAGATGCTGTTGCTGTAAATGTAGTATCTAATATATTACCATCTCCAAAATTAGATACAGTTAAAGTTGTATTTAAATTTTGTGTGCCTGCAGCAGATGTGCCTACCTGTACTTTTAAACTAGATCCTCCTGAAGAACTATCTATTACTCTAACTTGCACTCTGTATTCTTTATTTTTTATTGTAGACAAAGTTGCATATGCTGCTGCTGCATTTAATCTTAATCTACCATTACCACCAGAATTATAAGCGGGGCTTCCTGATGATGTTGTCCAACCAGTTATGTTGCTATCAAATGTAGGATTGCTAACTAATTCAGTAGGCACTAAATAAAATGAATCATAATCTACTGTTCTATAATCTGTAGGCAGTGTATATTCTTTTTGACCTGCATATGTTACTTGTGTTGTATCACTATGTAACCAAGGCCATTCCATTTCTGAGGAGTAAACATCTCGTAAAGATTTATTAACAACATCTTTAGTAGTTGTTTGTATACCACTACTGCTTGCAAAATTAGATGAAGTAAGTTGAACCTCATTAAGTTCTGCTAATACTGTATTTGTAAGCTGTAGGTAATTCATTATTTACTCTCTAATAACTTTAATATTTTATTTATTTTTTTATCTTGTTCATCTAATCTTAAATTAATAATATCTTCTTTATTAATTTTTTTAGGACTGTTATCATACATAGGAGTAAGTTTCTGTCCTGTAGACGCTGTTGTAGTTTTTCTTAAATCTATTGTACTCATAAATTCCTTTATAAAAGAAGGGAGCCATAAGGCTCCCCTCTAATTAACAATTAAGCATTGTTTGCTGTTTCGTAAATGCCAGATACATCACACATAAGTGCGAATACTCTAACTTTACCTGCAGAAGAATCTGCACCTGCGACTAGTAAGTCGATAGTGTCAGCACTTGCAATAATTGGTCTTGCAGTAGCTGTTAGTACAGAGTATCCTGTTGCGTTAGCATCTCCGTCAACAAATACATCAACGTCTCCGCCAGTAATACCAAAGTCCATAGTTGCACTACTAGATAGTGCAGTAAGAACTTCAATACCAGCATGTAGAACTAAAGTTTCAGCAGGAACATCGAGTACTTGTAGTACGTCTCCGTTTGTTGTTCCAGCAGAACTATTAATTTTTGATATATCAATTGTATTTTCCACTAGGTAAGGGGTTCTTACACCAGGGTTTTTTCTTGAAGGTGTACTAGTTGAACTAGAATTACCTGTTACATCGTAAGTAGCCATGATATTATTCCTTTCCTATTTTAATCAATTAATAAATATTCAGCAACAAGACCTTCCGATCTTAGTACTTTTCTACCAAACACATGCAAACCTCTAACAACGTCTGCAAAAGAGTCTTGGTCTCTCACTACTTCCATTTTTGCAATGTGATTAGCAGTTGCAGTAGAAGACATGTGACCAGACATGCATAAGAAAACGTTAGATGTACTAGCTGTAGCAAAATTATTAGTCATGTATAAATCCATGTTATTAATTTTACCACTGTATACTTTACCATTTCTTAATGGTGTAGCACTGCCAGTAGTATCTGCCATTAGTTTGTTGTTTGCTTTTCCTAGTTGCTCATAGAACTCAGGTCCAGCTACGAAGAATCTATTTTCTTCTGGAACATCTAATGCGTTTAGTTGTTTAGCGTGTTTAGCTAAGATGTTGATTGGATCAACTTCAGGGCTAGATGCTAAAGTCGTACCTTCTGCGTACGTTCCAACATCAGCATTACCTGATCCATCAGAACCATTTGTAGTTCCAGCACCTGCTATCATTGCTGCTAAGACATTTTTGTCATAAGCATTTTTTAAAGCATATGCACCAGAAGAAGTTGCAACAGACTCAAAATTTACATGAGAGTGTCTTTCTTCAATGTCATCTACTTTAAAAGCAAAAGCATTTGCTTGGTCAACAATTAATTGTAATTGATCATCAGCTAAGTTTTGTGTGTTGATTAACTGTCCACGAGTGTACGCAGCTACAGTTACCGTAGGTTCTTTGATAATATTTACCGTATCGCCATAAGCCTCAATTTCTCCAGCGTAGTCGGTGTTTGTAATGTCTTCAACAACCGAAGCAGTTCTGAAAAACTTTTGAACCTTTTGACTATAAATTGCAGGTATGAAATTATCATTAGGTAGGTTATTATACCCACTTGATCTTGATATTGCCATATTATTCTCCTTATAGCGTTAAGTTAAGTTTTTAGTTTATGCTTTTATACGACCTTCTCTTCGAGCTAACATAATGTCTTTTTCATGTTTTTCAAATTGACCAGGTTTTAACTTGCTAATTTCTTCAACACTCCAAATTTTCTTTTCTGTTACGCTTATCTGATTACCTTTTTTAGTACTGGTTACTGCCTTTGCTGCTTCTTTTTTTACATCTTTAGTTACAGATTTTTCTTTTTTATTAGTAATACCTGCATCCATTTTGTAAAGATCTATAGCTCTTGCACATAAATCAGCGTTGTCTGGATTATCATACAACCATCCTTGAATTGTTGGATCTTGTCTTTGAGCCCATTCATGAAATTCATCTTGAGCTCTAATTTCAACAAAATCAGGATGTCTTTTTAGTAATTCAACTTCAGCTTTTTCTTTAGCAATCTCTGTTTGTTGTGATTGCAAAAACTGATATTTTTCTTCAAGTTGTTTAGCACGAGCATCTGCTTGATTTAAAGCAACAGATTCTATGACATCATAGACATCAGGATACTGCTGTTTCCACGCTGCAAGTTCTTTTGGATCTTTAGGCGGTAGCATTTGATTTGCACTTTGTTCAACTTGAGTTTTTAGTTTTGTAACTTCTGTTTTATGCTTACTTAAAGTTTTGTCGTAATGGCGTTTAAGATCGTCATAACGTTTCTTAAAAGCCTTTTCCTCGGCTGTTACAGGGCGTTCTTCAGGAGTAGCCTCTTCTTCGGTGTCCTGTTGTTCGGTAGCTGTATCAGTATCCTTATCCTCGAGATCTCTTTTGTACTTGTTTTGATAAGGTGTTGGATCAAGTATCTCTTCTACTTGTTCCTCTTCAGGTGTAGTCTCTACTACTTTAGTTTGTTCTTCTGTAGCTTCTACTACATCTTGCATTTCGTCAACCATATTGTCCTCCTTAGTTGAGTTGGGTGCCTTATGGGAAGGGTAGCCCTAGTGGGCTGCTAGGCCATTATTGGCTTAGCAGGTGGCACATTATTTTGCTCTTCTGTCATCATTGCAGGAGAGCTTCCTAATCCTTGTTGGTTAGAAACTTGTTGATTGTTCATACTAGATGATGCTTTACTAGCAACCCTCCTCTTCT